ACCTTTCTCTACGGCATATATCTTGATTCCTCCGTTGTGTATCTCTTGAATCAAACGTGGGTCTGCGCTGTCAGCAATGACTTTCAATCCCCACGGGCGAAGAGTCTTGATGATGTCAGAAGAAAGCAATCCAGTACGGTAATCCACTTCATCCAAGTAAAGGGCGTTATCAACGATACCACAACGAATGGAAGCAGACGGGTCATGCGTATAACCGAAGTCTTGCCCGAAAGCAATTTTCTTTGCCCAAGCCGGGAACTCGTCAACAATTCCCCACTTCTTGAACACAGCACCTTCTGCAACGTCAGCCCACCGGCCGATAACCACATGAGCATACTTTTCAGGATTACTCACCTTCATATCTTCCACCTCTTTCAGGAACTCAGGAGAAAGGTTATCCAAGTTATCAAAATACGTAGTATGGATATGGAGCACATTCGGATGAGTGGAAATCTGAACCTGCACACCGTCAATCTCTACCAGCTTGTGAGTTTTCTCAATGTATTTCTTGTAGATGAAGTGATTGGAATCGCATGGGTTCATTATAATGATAATCCGGTTCTGAATACCCTTCTTGCGAATGGAGAGCATTATCTTGTCGAACTCATCTTCGCTTGTCCACTCTTCCGCTTCATCGCAGACAAAAGTCGTAATGCCTTGAATGGATTTCAGTTTTGCTGTCTGGTTTCCGGAAGAAGTCTTGATACCCCGAAACATGATACGGCTCTTAGTCATCTTATTGACTATGTCCGTCTTTGTGGTCTTGAAATATTTCGTGGTACCGTCCAAATCTATCTTCTCCATCATTTCGGGGATGATAGACATACCGGCAGAAACCATCGTGTAACGGGTGTAAAGAATCTGATGAACTATTTTCTCTACGGGAGTCATTTCAAAAGTCAACCGCTCAATAAAGGTAGAAGCATTGAAAGACTTTCCCGAACCACGCCCACCGGTGATAAGGATAATGAATTTCTCCGTATCGGTGTAGAGAGGGTGATATATGGGCTGGGGTACTATCATTTCAGCTTGTCTTTAATCCATGAATCAATAGTGATGCCGTGGTCGATGTCAGCAGGAATATCTGCATCATCTTCAGCTCTTGGAGCCGGTCTATTCCATTGTTCGGGCTTACGGTTTTTGAGCCAGAAAATACCAGCTGTTGTATCAGGTGGTACTTCTTGGTCTAATTCCACAATCTCTACCCGTTCTTTCTCGCATCTGCGACCTTCTTCATCGAAAAACACATCTTTCACCTTAATAGCCTGTTGAACTTTTACCTTCATCCCCATAGCCTTACGATAAATCTTGCTTTCAATGGCAAAATCAATGGGCGCACGCCCATTTTTTAATGCTTTAGATAATTTAGGCAATTTACCTTTCAACACAGAGAAATGCGCTTCACTGTAGCCGATGTTTGCTGCGATTTGCTTATCGTCCAAACCATCACGTGCCCAACCCTCAATACGGATTAGGTTCTGTTCATCATCAAAATCAAACTTCGGCTTTGCCATACTTATTCAATCAGTTTTAAAACACCTTCCCCTTTAGCGAACTTATCATCTGTACTTATACCAAGCAGGTCACAAAAATCAGCCTTAGCTTCGTAGGAGGAGAACGAAAGCATTATGTAAGCTTCTTCATTGAGTTGGCGTTCCTTAGCCACTGCCTTAACCTGTTGCTTAACCTCTTTCATGTGAGCTTTCTTTTCTTCATCTGTTCTATCAAGACGCTTTGATTCTTTCACCGGGGAAGATAGCAAATTATCTAAAGAATCAGACAATCTAATATCATCAATACCACTTATGGATAGAATATCATTAAGTTCAGCTTCACTCAAACCGACATCGGAGTAATCAATATCATTAATGTAATCAGCTATCAAATCAATATCTGGTTTAGTATTTCCCACGGCCATGTATGTAAGCTGTTCCTTCTCAGCCTTATCATCCAGATTTACGACCTCAACCTTAACATTGTAATCCGTGCTGGAAGTACCATCGTATTTATAATGCAAATCCATTGCTTTTATCCTGCGATGCCCGTCTATAAGATTTCCCGATTTCTCATTCCATACGATACCGCCGAGGAAACCCACTTTTTGCAAGTTCTTCTTTTGCAGTTTTACCCTCTCATCAGAATGCCTTTTAGGATTAATCGGATTCAGATTTATTTTGGAGCGCTTTATAATTCTTGTCTCACTTTGCTTTAGTTCTTTCATAATCGTATTCAAATAGTTTTCGTTCCACCAAAGGGTATTCATTTATAACTTTCTGCAAATCACCCGGAAATCTATTACGAAGAAAAAGAAGGTAGTTAATATCCGTTATGTCCGTTCCGGATGATTGATGCTTGGAATCGTATGATTCCGGTTTGATTAAACCAGCCCTGCTAATATAATCCATGACGTCTTTATTTTTGTATTCAGACAATGGATAACACTTCTTTTGCGCTTCATTAATTCCGTTCATGTCGTATGTACGTAGCATCAAACGCCTGTTCATTGAATCGGATTGCTTAAAGCCGAAGAAAGCCCACTCAATATTGTATTTCTCCCTTACTATATCTGTAAGCTGAGCCATGCTGTAAAGTTTCTGTTTCTCATTTTTCTCGCATCCCATATACCCAATGCGTCTATAGGAATAAACTGCAAAATGAGGAATCTGCACATACTTAACATTTGGATATTTATTACAAGCATAGTTTATATAACGGTTAATATGAGATAAGTCTTTAACAACGTACATATAAACGCATACAATTTCTTTAAAGTATGGTGAAATAAGGTCTAAAAGGGCTATACTGTCTTTACCCGATGCCGAGTGAAACAATATAACCCTGTCAGTCCTTTCGGCGATAGTTTTTATTATATCTATTGCCTTTTTCATCATCAAGCAATCCTACCACCTACCTTACGATTAATTCTCGCTCTTTGGGCTGCATTTCTACCCATAGATTGAAAACGACCAGCTTCATAGTCTTTTCGAGTGCGATATTTATTACCGCTCGCATCAGTTGCGTAAGTTTCTCCCATAATCTTAAATTTTAAATTAAACAATCTTTTTACCAATAAGTAAAGCCACCGAAGTGGCTTATATTATTTCAATCCATCATGATGAATAATCTCACAGATATGTAAATAATAGAACAATGGCACTTCTTCGGGCGGATTTTTCTTGAAATCTTCTAGCTGTTCATCGAAATCATGAAAATCAAATTCATCGTGCATGAACTTTATTCCTTCTTCTGTTATTTCGCCTATACCAATTTCATCAATGGCGACATCAAGTGTCCATGGTGCACCAGTACTATAAAAATGAATAGCTTCTATATCAGTCCTTAAAATAGGTTGACATTCTTGCTCGCGTCCAGCTTTTCTAAATTTCTCGTTTTCGTCAACTTGCGCA